GAAGGGGCTGAAGGATACCGTAGCCGCGATTGCAAATGATGCCATAAAGGGTAGCCCGTTCCTTACCGGACATAATAGAAGGTCGATTCAATATGAGGCCAGTGGGCAAAAGGGTGCGGTCTATAGCACATCGGGCTATGGGGGTTTTCTGGAAACGGGGACAAAGAGCATGCCAGCTCGGCCATATTTCAAGCCAGCATTAGATAAGAACATCGGGAAGCTACCCGGGAATATAAAGGCGAATTTAAGATAATGGCAATAGCAGATACGAACTCTATACTTAAGGAATACCTGGACACCCGCACAACCTTGACGGACCTAGTTAAAGCAGCGGGGGAATCTGCCAGGATTTATTGCCCTAGATTGCCCGAGAATGCGACCTTGCCGGCGGTCGGTTTCTTTGTCCGGGGCGGGACCTCAACACCTTATATCCCGGGCATAATCTCCCCATCGGTCCAGTTTGATTGCTGGGCGGCGAGTCCCATTGTGGCAAGGCAGGTCTACCGTGCTTTGTATGATAACCTTCAGGGCATCCAAAATGTCAAGGTGGGTAGTTATTATATTATGAGTGCCATCGAAGAGGTGCAGGGGCAGGACCTAGCAGATGAAATCCCTGGTTATTTCAGGGTTTTAACCTTCTTTAGCGTGATGATACGCGCTGAGTAGGAATCTGGCGCGCTGAGAGCCAATTCTACGGGCATAAAAACCAAATAAGGTAGTCTACTATTAAGAGGAGGTAGAAGCACATGGTAGAAAAAGCAAAAGAGGAAGGGGTCGAGGCGGAAGAGGCGCTGGAACTAGAGACATTAGAGGTTGAAACGCAGCTGGTCGAGGCGGCGGTAAAGGTCGAGACGGCAAGGCGCATGACCGAGGCTGAAATCGAATCACATTATCAGGCATTTCTAAAAAAGACAAGAGGAGGTAAATAATCATGGGAACAATAGCAAATGTTTTGACGGGGGTGGCAATACTAGGAATTACACAACCTAATAATGCTATCGCAGAATGGTCGACTACCGAAGCAGAGGTGGGTACTTATTCAGTAAAACTCTATAAGAGTGGTGTCGGGAGCGGCGTTAGCACCCATCTACAACTTGACCCTCCGGTAGGGATAACAATGCAGGACTTCGAAGACGAAATCACCGCAGACTCTGCTGAATATAGCTTCCGCTATTTCAACGGCCCATCTAGCGTTGAAAGTGGCAACTATGTGCAGTTCGAGTTCCTCTTTGAGGATCCCAACAGTGAAGGCTGGTGCGAGGTAACTGCCGTACCACAACAGAGCCACGATGCTCAGGTTGCTTGGGCGACAGAGACCCTTGGTGAAGCGGAAGTTGAAACTGGCGTTGGTGGATGGGCTGAGGATGGTTCCAGTTTCTTTGGTTGGGGTACACCGGGATTAATAGCGATTGATGACATCGTGGCTACTATTAACAATGAAGCATCTTTTGCTGTTGTCGACTGTGGAGACTGGGTGATGACCCGAGTTCGCTTAGAACTTTTTGAAGCTGCGCCAGAGAGATATTCCTATATTGATGAGGTCGTAGTAAGTGATACCCACTACTACATAGAACCTGGCGATGCTTCCCTGGCTGGTTTCACCCTAAGCAGCCCCTATGTAGATGTTGGTTATACCGAAGATGGCGTAACCCTTGAATATACTGCTGATACAGCCGACATCGAAGTCGAAGAAGAGACATTCCCCATTGACCGAGTAATAACCAAGGAGACCATAGCTATCACCTGCAATATGGCTGAAAGTTCACTTACTAACATCGGAAATGCAATGGCAGGCAGTGTGTTGAGCGGTTCCATTCTTACATTGGGTGCCGGCGTCAACAAGACAATGAACCTCAAGATAGCGGGAACCAATCCAGCGGGTTTCAACCGCGAAATCTTTGTGCCGTTAGCGACATCTACCGGCGCAGTCGGCATGTCCTATAAAAAGGGCGAAAAGACCATTGTGCCGGTAACATTCCAGGCCCTAAAAACATCCGATGAACCAGCCATGACCATTGTTGACAACATAGTATAAACGAATAAATAAGAAAGGAGCATAACATGCCAGAAAAACCTAAAAAGACAGAGGAAGAAATACTGTTCCATGATGGCGTGGAGGTTATATTGGGGGGCGAGAAATATCCCGTAAAGCCGCTCACCCTACGGAAAGATAGGGAATGGCGCCAGAAACTCTCGGCTCTCATGGCATCACTACCGAAATATACCCAAGTCACTACCGACAAGCCGGAGGAATTCGGCGGTGCGATTGAGGCTCTACTGGCTACCAACCCGGACAAGGTGACCGAGTTATTCTTTGACTATACCTGTGATCTAAGGCAGGAAGATTTCGAAGATAAAGCTACCGCCGTGGAAGTAGCCATGGGTTTTAAGCAGGTGATGAAGTTAGCATTCCCTTTACCAAGGGCACTCACAGAGGCGATGATGGAGATGTCTCCATAGGCGAGGCATTTGAATACATCCTTGCCGAATGGCATTTAACGCCCGAGTGGGTGATGGATAACTGGACCGGCGAAGAGTTTGCGCTTATGACCGAAAAGTTGGCCGAACGCAAACGGCGAGAGGCAGATGCGATAAGGGGTCATGGGACGGCAGATAAAGTGAGTGCCGAGCAACTATCAGCTCGGTCAAGGGGCATGATTAAAGTGGTGAAGAAGAAAGATGGCAATTAGCGCAGGTGATGCAGTATTAGAGCTAGGCGTAGATAATAAGGGTTTGGAGAAGGGGCTTAATGCCGCGACTGGCAAGATAAACGGTGCTGCCCAAAAATGGGGCAGGAGCATGAAGATAGCCGGTGGTATCATGATGGCCGCCGTGGCTGCGGTTGGTGTTACTTCATTAAAGATGGCGGCTGACTTCGATTCGGCTATGCGGGAAGTCAATACTATGATGCTCCTGAGCGAGGAGGAGTTCTCCGGGTTTAGCGGAGAAGTCAAAGAACTGGCCAGGACTATGGGCGTGGATGCCGTCGAGTCTGCCAAGGCTCTCTATCAGGCTATATCGGCCGGTGTGCCGAAGGAGAATGTGCTTGAATTTCTTAAAATCGCTACCGAGGCTGCCATTGGAGGCGTGACTGATACCGAGACGGCTGTAGATGGTTTGACTACAGTTATCAACGCATTCAAGTTACCAATGTCGGATGCCCAGAAAGTTGCCGACCTTATGTTCACCACTGTCAAGGGTGGTAAGACTACCTTCGAGGAACTTTCTGCCTCTATGTTTCAGGTGGCTCCGATAGCGGCGGCTTCGGGTGTGAGCTTTGAGGAAGTATCCGCAGCCTTGGCGACCATGACCAAGCAAGGTGTCCCAACTACTATCGCCGTGACTCAACTCAGGCAGGCGATGGTAGCCCTACAGAAACCCACGGTTGATATGAATAGGGTCATAGGGGAACTAGGCTATGGATCGGGTCAGGCTATGCTTGAAGAACTGGGGTTGGCCGAGTCATTGAATGTTCTCAGGAATGCCTCGGGTGGTAACAATGAAATGCTGATGAAGATGTTCGGCTCCGTTGAGGCCGGGGCTGCCGTCTTAGCTCTAACCGGCGAGAATGCCGAGATGTTCGCTACTGATATTGAGGCCATGGGTGATGCCGCCGGAGCAGCCACAGATGCCTTTGACCAAATGGAGAAGAGTACGAGCCGGCAAATGGAGAAGATGAAGTCGCAACTCCAGGGTATGGCCATCTCGATAGGTGCTGCCTTGATGCCGGCCTTGCAGAGTATGATGGAGATTTTAACTCCTATTATTGAAAAGGTCGGCGCATGGTTAGAGAAGAACCCAGCACTTACCGTTACTATTCTAGCGGCGGTCGGTGGCCTCGGTGCCCTGCTGCTTGTTGGTGGCTTTCTATTGCCAATGCTGGGTAGCCTAGTTGCGCTCGGCCCTATGGTGGGGGCTGCTTTTACAATGATGCTGGGCCCCGTGGGGCTGATTATTCTGGGGATAGCCGCTCTGATAGCCATAGGGGTTCTGGTATGGAAGAACTGGGATATCATCAAAGAAAAAGCAGTTATGATATGGACCGGCATCGTCGATTTCTTTAAGGGTATCTGGGAGAACATTACCGACCTTTTCAGCAAGCACTGGGATAAAATCTTGGCCATTCTATTCCCGGCCGTGGGCATTCCAATCTTGATTGCCCGTAATTGGGAAGCTATTAAGGAAGCTATGCTTGTGCCGATACGGACAGCTGCCACCATAATAGAAAATATAATCAACTCTATTATAGGGATGATAAATAGCGTTAGCTTTGAAGTACCGGATTGGGTCCCGGGCATAGGTGGCAAGAAAGTTGGGTTCAATGTCCCGGAAGTGAATCTGGACGAGTTTGCCGGGGGCGGTGTTATTCCCGAACCCACCCTACTTTATGGGCTTAAATCAATGAGGCCGTATGCTATCGCAGGTGAGAGGGGCCCGGAGGTTGTGTCCCCCGTTGGTGGAGCAAGCGTGACAAATGAATTTAATATCTCCCAATTAGTAGTCCGCGAGGAGGCGGATGTCGGCCGTATAGCCAGGGAACTATTAAGGCTACAGCAGTTGAGGGGGGTCTATGGCTAATTCCCTGAGCTTTGCAGGCGAGAATCTAAGCACATACGGATTGGTGGTGACCAGCCACGATTTGCCCATAATTCAGGATGCCCAGACGGTAAGGTTACAGAATAAAGCCTATGCCTGGCGTAGTTCCCTAACCCCAAAAGCAATTTCGTTGGGCACTACAGTCACCGCTGTCTCAAGGGCGGCCTTGATTACAGCCGTAGATAATATCAATTCCTTTCTCGATACCAGGGAAGATG